GGCCGCAAAGCTGGCACACCGAACAAAGTTACGGCGCTGTTGAAGGAGGACATCTTGAGCGCGCTGGCTAATGTCGGCGGCGCACAATACTTGGAGGAGGTAGCGCGCAGCCACCCGCCAGCCTTCTTGGCGCTGATCGGCAAAGTGCTGCCCATGACGATCCAAGGCCCAGGCGAGGGTGGCGCATTTACTGTGATTGAGCGGCGCATTGTCAAAGCTCAGCCTTGATACGCCAGAGGTTTTTGAGCCGCTGCTGCAACCTGCGCGCTACCGTGCGGCCTGGGGTGGCCGGGGCTCGGGCAAGTCGCACTTCTTTGCCGAACTGCTGGTAGAGGAAAGCCTGCGCCGCCGGGTGGACATTGTGTGCCTGCGCGAGGTGCAAAAGTCGCTCAAGTTCAGCGTAAAGAAGCTGATTGAGGCCAAGATTGAAGCCCTGGGCGTTGCTGATTACTTTGAGGTACAGCAGGAGCAGATTCGCAGCAAGCGCGGTGGCGTGATGATTTTCCAAGGGATGCAAGACCACACCAGCGACTCAATCAAGAGCTTGGAGGGTTTCGGCATTGCGTGGTTTGAGGAAGCCCAGAGCGCATCACAGCGCAGTCTTGATTTGCTGCGCCCCACCATTCGGGCGCCGGGATCTGAACTGTGGTTTAGCTGGAACCCGAACCTAGAGACTGACCCGGTAGACCGGCTGCTGCGGGGTGACAACCCGCCGCCGGGTGCGGTGGTGGTGAGGGCCAACTACCGCGATAACCCGTGGCTGCCGGCTGAACTGAAAGCGGAACTAGAGTACGACCGCCAGCGCGACCCGGACAAGTTTGCCCACATCTGGCTGGGTGAGTACCGGCGCAACAGCGAGGCCCGGGTGTTTCGCAACTGGACGGTGGAAGAGTTCACCAGGGCAGAAGGCACCGTGCATCGGCTCGGCGCGGATTGGGGGTTCTCGGTCGATCCTTCTGTGCTGGTGCGCTGCTCGATTGAGGGCAACCGGCTGTATGTGGACTATGAGGCCTGGCAGATTGGCTGCGAGATTGTCAACCTGCCCGAGCTGTTTATGAGCGTGCCAGAGGCTGAAAAGTGGCCCATCACGGCCGACAGTGCGCGGCCCGAGACCATCAGCCACATGCAGAGGAACGGCTTTCCGCGCATCCGCAGTGCCATTAAGGGGCCAAAAAGCCTGGAGGAAGGCGTCGAATTTCTCAAGAGCTTTGACATCGTGGTGCATCCGCGCTGCCAACACCTGATTGATGAGCTAACGCTGTACAGCTACAAGACCGACCCGCTGACCGGCGATGTGCTGCCGGTGCTGGCCGACAAGGACAACCATGTAATTGACGCGCTGCGCTACGCCCTAGAAGGCGCACGGCGTGCCAGACCGGCACCGCAAGCCGAGGTACACAAGATCAACAAACACCGCAGCCACGGCGCTGGCGGCTGGATGGGAACATGAACAAACACTACAGCAACGAACACAGCAGCGCCGAGGTGGTCACCACGACCATTGAGGGCGCAGAGGGTGTGCTGGAAGTAGTCCGTGTGTTCACCGACCCCGAGGCGCGCAAACAGGGCTTTGCCACTGAGTTGCTGAAGGACATTTGCAATGACGCTGACATTGAAGGCCGGGTGTTGATGCTGAACCCGCGCCCGTTTGGCCGGGTGGCTGGCCTGGCCGATTTGGCGCCGTGGTACGCCGGTTTCGGCTTTGCTGTGATTCAGAAGCAGCCTGTGCTGATGGCGCGGATGCCGCAGATTTACAAGACCCGCCTGTCACCGATTGCCGGCGCGGTGAGCGAGGTGCTGCGTGGCTGACGAAAAACAGAAGTCGGTGGTAGACACCGCCCGGGATCGCTTTGAGCGCGCCAAGGAGACGCTGGGCACCTTGCGCCAGCAGGCGATTGACGACACGCGCTTTGCCATGGGTGATTCGGACAACCAATGGCAATGGCCGGAGGACGTTTACACCAACCGGGCGGCCGTGAGTGGCAAGCCTTGCTTGACGATCAACGTGACGGCGCAGCACTGCAACCAGGTGATCAATGCCATCCGGCAGAACCGGCCCAGCGCCAAGATCAGCCCGGTGGACGGCGAGGCCGACAAGAAAACGGCGCTGATTCTGGGCGGCATGTTGCGCTCCATCCAGGCCTACAGCAACGCCGACACGGCGCACGACATTGCGGCCGAACATGCGGTGTACGGTGGCGAAGGGTTTTGGCGGGTGCTGACGGAGTACGAGAGCGACGACAGTTTTGACCAGACGATTTGCATTAAGCCGCTGATTAACCCGCAACTGGTCTACATTGACCCGGACGCCATTGAGCCAGACCGCTCGGACGCCAAGTGGGGCATTATTTTTGAAGACTTGAGCAAGGATGCTTTCCGCGAAGAGTACCCCGACCTAGACGTTAGCTCATGGGTGGAAGACCCGCATGGCTGGAACAGCAAGGGTCGGGTGCGCTGCGCCGAATATTTCTACTGCGAGTCTGAGAAGGACAAGCTGCTGAAGCTGGCTGACGGCACGGTGATCCGCGCCTCTGCGCTGCCCGAGGGTGTCAAGCAGTACCAGGGCTACTTGGTGACGCCAGACGGCCAACAGGTGGCGATTGTGGCCGAGCGCGAGACATCGAAGAAGGTGTGGTACTGGTGCAAGCTGGTGGGCGGTGAGGCCGAGCCGGTGGACAAGCGGGTGTGGCCGGGGCAGTATTTGCCCATCATCACGGTGGTGGGCAAAGAGATCAACGTCAACGGCGAACTGGTGCGTAAGGGCATCGTGCGTGACCTGAAGGACTCAGGCCGCATGGTGAACTACTCTTACAGCGCGGCTGTGGAGACCGTGGCGCTACAGAACAAAGTGCCGTACTTGGCGAGTGCCGAGAGCATCAGCGGTTTTGAAGACATTTGGGGCGCAGCCAACATCGAAAACCGCGCTTACCTGCCGTACAACGAGCGCGACATGGAAGGCAACCCGCTGGCGATGCCGCAGCGCCAGGCCCCGGCCACGATGGCGACCGCCCAGGTGCAGATGCTGCAACTGTCGGTTGAGCAGATGCGCGCCAGCAGCGGCCAGCAAAACGCCAACTTTGGCATTCGCTCAGAGGCGGCCAGCGGTGTGGGCATCCAGCGCCTCAAAGCGCAGGGCGAGGTAGCGACCTTCCACTTTCCGGACAACCTGGCCCGCGCTTTGAAGTACGAGGCCAAGGTGATATTGGACTTGATCCCAAAGTTGTACGACACGCGCCGAGTGGTGCGGATACTGGGCCTGGACGGCAAAGAAAGTGCTGCCGTGCTGGACCCCGAGATGCAGCAGCCGCACGCCGAACTGGAGAACGCCGACAGCGACATCAAGGAGGCGTTTAACCCGCTGGTGGGCCGCTATGACGTAGCCATCGACACCGGCCCAAGCTACCAGACCCAGCGCCAAGAGGCTGCGGACGCACTCACCAGCCTGACGCAGGGCAACCCGCAGATCATGCAAGTGGCTGGCGACATTGTGATGCGCAGCTATGACTTCCCGATGGCCGAGGAACTTGCAAGCAGGCTTGCCAAAACCCTGCCGCCCGGGCTGCAAGAGCATGAGGGCAAGGAAGAAGTGCCGCCCCAGGTACAGCAGGCCATGCAGCAGATGGGCCAGCAAATGGAGCAACTGACGCAAGAGCTACACGCCAGCGCCGACAAGCTGCAAGAGCTGCAAGAGGGCGCGGAACTGAAGCAGCAAGAGCTGAGCGTAAAGGCTTACGACGCCGAGACCAAGCGCATCCAGGTGCTGGGCACGGCAATGGGGCCGGAACAAGTGCAGGCGTTGGTGATGCAGACGCTGCAGGCCGCGCTGACCACGCCCGCACCGGGGCCGCAGATTTACGAAGACATGCAGGAGATGGAGCAGGAAGAGTACGGGATGCCGCCCGACATGCCGCCCGACATGCCACCCGACATGCCACCCGACATGCCACCCCAACAGAACCCGCAGCCAGCGGGTTTTTTTACGCCTAACGACAACTTACAAGGCCAGCCATGACCATTCGCACCCGCGCCATTCCCGCACTGACCCGCCTGCCTTACGAGCCGGAGAGTCAAGACGTCAACATGTTTCTGGACGAGTCCACGCGGGACAACCTGAACCGTTTGAAGGTGTCGGTTCACCAAAACATCTACGACGCTGACTTTGAGTACGGCCTGCAGCCATTGCGCTGGGAGGCGTTTACCGCAGGCGGCGGCACCATCACGCATTTGCCGCAGGTTGGCGGCGTGCGCATGCGTTTGGGAACTGCGGCTGGTGACATCACCATGCGCCAGACCCGGCCTTACCATCGGTATCAGCCGGGCAAAACCATGTTCATGGCCAGTGCTATCAACTTTGGCACCGCCAACGTGGGCCAGACCCAACGGGTGGGATTTTTTGATGACGCCAACGGCGTGTTCTTGGAAGAGGGCGACCCAAGCACCGCCAACCCGGCCGGCATCAGCGCCGTGGTGCGCTCGGATGCAACGGGCGTGATTGTGGACACCAAGGTGCCGTTTGACCAGTTCTTGGCCAGCGACAAAGTGCGCGCCAGCATTGATTGGTCGCGGATCCAAATGATTTGGTTGGAATACGCCTGGTACGGCGCTGGCTTGGTGCGCTGGGGCATATTTATTGACGGCGAGCCCATACTGCTGCACAAGGTGGGCTACGGCAATCGCGTTAGCCAAACAGGCGCTTGGGCGCGCACGGGTAACTTGCCGGTGCGTTACGAGCAGCGCAACACCAGCTCACAAACCGCCAGCAACGACATGATTCACTATGGCGTGTCTGTGATTGTCGAAGGCGGCGTGGATGACCAGCGGGGCTTTACCTACAGTTATGGCATGGCCGCAGCTACACCGCTGCGCACGGTGTCGTCGGGCGTTCGATTTCCGCTGCTGTCGTTTCGTGGTCGCACCATGGGTACGCAGGAGTACACGCAGGCCACGTCGGCATCTACAGGCGGCACCACATCCACTTTGGTGGCGTCGGGTGCAAGCTGGACCGTCAACCAATGGCAGGGCCGATGCGTCAACATTCCGGCCGCGCCAGTGCCGGTGCCCACGGTGGCATCCAGCACGGCAGCCAACGTGGGCACCATCACATTTACCAGCGCGCACGGCTTGGTGGTAGGGCAGCTGCTGACCTTGACCGGCATGACGCCAAGCGGGTACAACGGCACTTGGCCGGTGCTGCAGGTTGTCAGCAGCACGCAGGTAACCGTGCAACTGGCAACCAACCCTGGCGCGGGTACGGTGTTTGGCACGGGCACCGCCAACTTTATGGCGCGCATTGCCAGCAACACCGCCACCACGCTGACGCTGGTGGACAACGTGACCGGCAGCACCGCGCCTTTCCCGGTGGCGCTAACGGCAAGTTTGAACTACACCATTGGCCAGGTCAACCGTGGGCAAATTTTGCCGCGCCAGCTCTACATTCAATCAAGCGGCGTGTGCTACGTAGAAGTGATTGTGTCCACGCCTACCCTGCCGATTGTGTTGACCTCGCCCACATTTGCCACGCTGGTGTCGCTAGGTTCTGCCAATTCATTTGCCGAGCGCGATGTCAGCGCCACTGCGCTGGCCGGCGGCGAAGTGGTGTTTGCTTTTGTGTCGCCCAACAACCAATTGCAAGTCATTGATTTGTCCAACCTGTTTCCGCTGTTCAACACGATAAAAGGCGCTGCAACAGACATTTTGACGGTGGCCGTGACTGGCACCGCTAACGTCGGCGCGCACTTTGTTTGTCAAGAGGCCATGAGCTAAATCGTATTTACGCCGCAAGGCGCGTACCTGTGCGTTCACAGGGTTATGGCATCCGTCGCGAGACGCTGCTAGGAGCTAAGAGTGGAAAACGTAGGTGTAGCGGAGCCATCCGCTGCGGTTGAACCCGCTGTCGAGACCGAGACAAAAAACACGGTTGATGTGATGCCCGAGGGTACTGCGCCCGAGGGGGAGGAAGCAAAGCAGGTCGAACCCGCCAAGACTTTCACGCAAGAGGAAGTGGACGCACTGGTTCAAAAGCGGCTCTTGAAAAAGGAGCGCGAGGTGTTGCGAACAGTGCAACGTCAGCAGGCCGAACTGGCCCAGCAGGCGCGACTGACGCAAGACATACCGCGTGAGGCTTTCAGGGATGACCAGGCGTACATCGATGCCCGACTGGAGCAGTTGGCCGAGCGTAAAGCAACCGAGAAGATTTCGCAGCTGGAGCGACAGCGCGAGCAAGAAAAGGTGTCAGAGCAGTTTCTTGAGCGTGCCGAAAAAGCCAGCGAGAAGTACCCCGACTTTCAGCAAGTGGCCGGTAACCCCAACCTGCCCATCAATGAAGGAATGGCTGAGTTCATTGCGGACTCGGACATGGGGCCAGACGTTGCTTATTACCTCGGCAAACACCCCAGTGAGGCCGCAAAGATCGCGCAGTTGTCGCCCATCAGGGCCGCCAGGGAGCTGACTCGGATTGAGGCCGAGTTGAGCAACAAGCCCCCTGTAAAGACCTCCAACGCTCCCGCGCCCATCAGCCCGATCGGCAACCGGGGCGCAGTGCAGACCAGCTTGGCCAACATGGATTTCGCTGAATACAAAAAGCAGCGATTGGCCATGAACCCAAGCTGGCGGCGCTGACACACCAACCGACCCCGCAAGGGGTTTTTTTTCGTCTAAAGGAACATCATGTCCAACGTACTCGTAACTTCGTCGCTGGTGGCCAAGGAAGCCCTGGCCATTCTGCAAAACATGCTTGGCTTTGCCAAAAACGTCAATCGTGACTGGCAAGATGAATTCACCGGCAATCAGTCGCGTGGTTACTCGCCCGGCCAGACCATGAACATCAAGAAACCCCCGCGCTACACCTACCGCGCAGGCCGCGTGTCGGTGCCGCAGGCCACCACCGAAACCACCGTGCCGTTGACGCTGAACCAGGGCGGTACGGACTTGGCGTTTACCAGCTTTGAGCGCACCGTGAGCGTGCAGCAGTTTGAGCAGAAAATGCAAGCCGCTGTGGCTGCGGTGGTCAACGAAATTGATCGCCAAGGCCTTGACCTGGCACGCCGCGCCACCTACAACGCCGTGGGCACCGTGGGCACTTACCCCACCAGCCAGGCAAGCGCGCTGCAGATCCTGACGCAGGGCCAGCAAAAGCTTGACGAGATGGCCGCGCCCCGCGACCGTCAGCGCAGCATCGTGGTCAACCCGGCCATGAATGCAAGCATTGTGCAGGGCTTGGCTGGCTTGTTTAATTCGGCCAGCACCATCGGCAAGCAGTACCAGTCGGGCATGTTTGTGGACGGGCTGGGATTGAATGTGGCGATGGACCAGAACGTGACCCGCCACAGCAACGGCACGGCGGTGATCAACACCAACACCGTGTCTGGCGCCAGCCAAACCGGCTCGACTTTGGTGACGGCAGCTTTGAACGGCACGTTGACCGTTGGCACTGTGTTTACCATTGCCGGCGTGAATGCGGTTAACCCGCAGTCTCGCGCTGACACGGGCTCGCCGCAGCAGTTTGTGGTGACTGCGGCCGCTGCCTCGGGTGCCACGTCGGTAGCCATCAGCCCGGCCATCACGCCCACCGGCGCATTCCAGAACGTGACCGCCTCGCCTGCCAACGGCGCGACCATCACCATCCTGGGTGCCGCATCGGCCAGCTACGACGCCAACGTGATGTACCACAAGGACGCTTACACGCTGGCCATGGTGCCCATGTTTGAGCCCCTGCCCAACACCGGCGCCAAGGTCACGCAAATGAGCGATGACGGCTTCACGGTCAAAGTCACGCAGTTCTACGACGGCGTAAACGACAACAACTTGATGCGTCTGGACGTGCTGTTCGGCTGGGCGGCCACGTACCCAGAACTGGCCTGCAAGGTCGTCGCCTAACCCATTGGATGCCCCTGCGGGGGCTTCTTCACTTTTCAAAGGAAAAATCATGGCAGTTACTCTCATTCGCGCCTATCAGGGCTTTGTCTCTGGCGCCACCGTTACCTTCCCCGTTGAAGTTGAGGCCGCTATCGTGGCCCAGGGCATTGGCACTTACGCGGCCACGTCTGGCGTCAACCCGGCCGCTGGCCCGTTGCCTCTGAACGGCGCTGTGACCGCGGGTTTGTACGGCCCGGCGGTGTTGAGCAACATCCCAATGGGTGCTGCAGCACTGACTTCGTTTGAAACCAACGGCGTGGCCCAAACCGCGTTTGAGGTGAATTTGACCGAAATCTACGTGCCGCACTGGAACACCTGGACCGGCGCGAGCTTGCTCAACGGCACCACCGTTGGCACAGACTCTCAGGTGTACTGGCTGTTCAACAGCAATGGCTACCTCATCCAATACACCGCCATTGCCGGCACGCTCAATGCCACGGCCAGCGTGTTTCAGAAAATTGCGTTCAACGTGCCGGTAACGCTGGCTCCTGGGCGTTATTTCTTGGGCGCGCAGCTGAACGGTGCCACGGCAACCCCGCGCCACGTGCTGGCCGCCAACGGTGCGGAGCCGCGCTGCGGAAAGATCGCCACCACCACCAGCTTTGCCGGCGGACTGACGACCTTTACCGCTGCGCCTATCACGGTGCCCACGTCGTTTACCACGGCGCAGGCGCCGATCATGCAGCTGTACAGCTAAAACTGCAGGGGCTGGTTGACAAAGCCGGCCCCTGCTTTTTGGAGCAGACATGGAATTTTTTGAATACCCCAAATGGGTGTACCCGGCAGGCGTGCGCGAGCAATACGCGCCCGGTCAAGAGCCGGTGCTGGTGCAGGATGCCAACGGCGAAGCGGCACTGGGTGGGGTGGCTGAAGTGGCCGAAACCGCACCTGACGCCGCGCCCAAACGCCGGGGCCGTCCGGCCAAGGACGCCGCATGACCACCGCCGCGTCAATCATTGACCGCGCCTATACCGTGCTGGGCTACAAAGACCCGGCCGAGGCGCTGAATGGGCAGGACACCAACTACGCCCTGTCGGTGCTGAACGACTTGATTAACGCCTGGAACACGCAGACGCTGTACATCTACACGATGACCGAGGTGGTGGCGACTGCTTCAGGCTTGCCGATCACCATTGGCCCGGGGCAGACGATCAACACGCCGCGCCCGGTGCGCTTGC